GCCTTGGCTCTCGACATATCACCAACAGTTTTACCTTCTAACGCATCATTAACTTCTTTGATTGATGCCAGATTACCAATCGAATCGACTACAATAATTAAATGTTCACCACGCTCAACTTCATTGAGTTGTTGCATGATATCAATTTTCAGTTTTTCAATATCAGTAATAGGGGTATGTAACACACGATTAGTGTCAATACCAAAGGAATCAAAATAAGACTGCGGCGTTCCAAACTCCGAATCATAGAATAAAAGGGCTGCATCAGGATATTTGTCCAAGTATGATTTGGCCATCAATAATGAAAATGCTGTCTTAAAATGTTTGGATGGACCTGCCCACATTGTAAGACCTGGTGTTAAACCACCATCTAATTTACCGCTTAATGCCACATTGATAATGGGCACCGAGGTTGGAATCATGTCCTTCTGTGTAAAGAACTTTGATTTGGATAGAATAGCTGAATCTTTAATACTACTATTCTTTTTGATTTTATCTAATATACTCATTTATTTTCCTTTTCACGAAATGCTAATTCTGCATCATAGTCATACTTAGGTTCTAGGTTTCTAACAGGAACTCTACGCTCTTCATATCTACCTGGACCTGTATGCACGGTTTCTGTTTCATATAACTGATTCACAAATACTGGAATTTTTATTTCTGGATCATCTTTTTCTATTTCAATAACAACTTCATTCAACTTTTCAGATTTAGGATTTATTTTTTCAACACATTCTTTGGTTTCCAAAACTTCCTTCTCAACCTGAACCACTTTATCTTTTTGCTTTAAGGATATGTTTCCAGCTACCAATAATAACACAGCTAGCGGGTCAAATACAAGCATAATCATAAAGATTACCAGTCTTACTGCTTGATCCAAGGCTCCATCACCATCACCAAAGAATATGTCTGCCACATATTTGATTGGACCAATATCGGCTGTCAATTTAGTGGATACTTTTAATAATGGCAATCTATCTTTGTTAATTGCCGTAAGTTCTTTTTGTGTATCTTGAATCTGTTTATCTAAACGATTACTTGCCGTTGACGGATCTTTGGCTCGAGCAAGTAGATAATTCAATCTTTCTTCAGAAATTTTTTGTTGCTGATTTAATGTTTTAAGTTCTGCCACATTTGCACCAGCATCTAATGTGGAATCAATATGTGATTTAGCCAGAAAACCGAAAATTCCCATCGAGGTGATGAGCATAAGAACTACAACAGCAAGTGTTAAATATGTTCGTAATAAAAATGGAGTAGTCTTCCAATTTCGGTATAACCAAGATGCAGTTACTAATTTAGAAAACTCTAATGCTGAACCCATCACAACAACTGGCCAAAATGCACCAGCAAAAATAAGTGCTAAACCAACTACTGAATAATATGCAGCAATTCCTGATAACAGGAATGCTGCCATAAAAATTAAATATGTCATGAAAAGAAATCCTCAAGTGTACTTACCTTTTCTGTACTCCACTTCATACAATCCAGAATAACTTTGATAGGATCCAAAAACGCTTTACTAAACTGTAAGTCATAATCAATATATTCCTGTAATCCAAACTCTTTTGGTAAACGACCAGGAAAAGATATAACTGTATCTTTAAAAGGATTTGGCATTTTCAGATAAGTATATTTTAACTTCTCACCTTCTTGTATTAATGGATACTTCTTAGTAAGATTCTTTTGTTCAAGGTGATGATTATATAAAATAGCTCCCTTTACATGAATTGGTGTTCCTAATTTATATAAAGAAAGTCCATCAGAATACTTAGCCAAGCCATTACATCCACGGGGTGATGAAATTTCTTCAGCAGGTAAATTCATAAAATCTATTTTTGCTTGTTTAACAAATTCATGAATATCCTCCTCAGTACCTTTCATCATAATAGTAATAGCTTCTTTCATCTTATCACGAATTGCTGCTGGAGTAGAAGATTTAATCATCTCCAAACCCATCACCTTCATCTGTGGTTCGTTATACTGAACACCCTCATTGTTGTATACGTTTAAAATGTAACGCTTCTTGGCTGTCCATATACCTTTATCGGACAAGCCTTCACGTTTCATCTGCATCTTTTGTTCATATGCTTTAACATAATCAGCAAGTTCTTGATAGGATACATCAATAAACGGTTGCAACTTATCATCACAAACTTTGTCCATGAACTTAATAATGACGTTCGGATCAAGTACTCTATCCCCATAGACCTTTCTAACGAGTCCTGCAAGACAAAGATAAATCGAATCAGTATCGCTCGCAATAACATAATCATGTTTTTTTGTACCCAATAATTTATTCATGTAACCATTAAGTTTATTCTCAATCCAACGAATACTTAATTGTCCCGCAGTAGTGACGCCAAGTGCCATCCGCAGATCGTAGAAACGAAAATACTGAGAGCCCAAAGCACCATAAGCAGAATTGAGAGATACTTTCTTTGCCAACTGAATATTGTTATACTTGGCAATACGTTTTTCAATTTCATATTTTTTGGAGTTATCGGTTTCATTTTCATATTCCTGTTGAGCTAACAACATCATCTTTTTAAACTTACTTCTATCAGTATACATTTCTTCCATCATCTTAGGTAAGAATCCTTGATGGTCGGTTCTAAACAGCTGGCCGTTAGGTGTGATGGTGCATTGCATCGGACCAAGAAAAGAAGTATCAATAGATTTGTTCAACATATTCTCAACATTGACTTTACCAATTTCTTGTTCAAATAATTCTATGGCCTGAATTTCTTTTTGTAGTTCTTCGGTTGTTAATTCTTTTATATTACGAAACATTATTTACACCACTTCTTTCTATTCTCAACTTTAACTCCTCAATCAGTTTTTGTTTTCTATCTTCAATATAACTTCTTTCCACAAGATTTTCTGGTGAAATTGAATACTGCATCATGAGGTGGGGGTAAAGTGAATTTAGGTCAAAGCTGGCGATATAATGGTGCATACCAACTTGAACTTCTTTAACATAAGCACCTTCAAACATTCCATCTTTTTCTTTGATGATTCGTGGAGGAACAATAATGTTTTTCTCAAAAAGATAAGCATACGTCATTGAATCCCACATACGAGTTTGAGCAAAGATATCCTCAAAGTTTGTTTTGGTATCATAGGCCAAGGTTACTCCCAATTCAAGTAACTTTAACTTTTCTTCCAACTTGATAATGAGTTCAACGTCTTTAATGTTATATTCAATAAACTTTTGGAAATTTAATCGATATAGAGAATGAAGATTATCATATTCATCATAGGAGATTTTACCTTCACCCAATTCAACTTGAGCAATAGCATCCAACCGATAGGACTCTTGTGACTTTCCACCAGGAGCATACCATTTATACAGTTCAATATAATCAAGTGATTCAACACCCATCATATTGTAGGCAATCATGGGTCGACCATTGATAACCGTCTTTCGTTCACCAATATAATTCCATGGTGACAATTTCTTGGTTTCATCTACACCAAGAATTTTACGAAAGCGATTGATAATATAAGGTTCATCAAAGAACTTGGTATTCCAACCCGTTAGAATGTCGGGACACTTTTTGGTCCACAAAGCCATAAATTGTTTACATAAGGAATATTCATCCTTACATTTCACATAAATTTCTTTGCCTTGGGTTTCATAGATTCCACAACCAAAAACATACATTGGTCCATTCAAATATTTAATTGCAATTGCTGTGATTGGTTCATTTGCTTTATATGGATCAGGAAAGCCATTTTCAGAACCAACCTCAATATCGATTGCGGCAATTAGAACTTTATCATAATCATAATCAACCATACCTGCATGTTGATCTGCAATATAAGCATATTCAAAACGAGTTTGGCCATAGATTTTTGAGGCATTAGAAACACCATCAAATTGTTTTACGAAATCTCTAGCTGAACGAATATCACCAAAGATTTTTTGGTCAAGATAATCACCATCGAGTGAGGTGAAGGTTGTTTTTCTTTTAGAAGGAATGTAAAGAGAGGGTGAATACTCTACCCTCTGTTTTACTCGTTTACCATCAATAATGCCCCGATAAAGAATGTTGTTACCGAAACATTGTACATTTGTGTAAAAGTTGCTCAAGTTAACCTGTGATTAATTGTTTTTGTGGTGGTACGATTAGACCGGAACCAAAAATTGTACTATAGTTGCTAATAAAATCTTCAGCAGGAATATAGGAGTATACTACATTCTTTTTAGCGATGGCAATGGTTGCCCCAGATTTTTGTTCACCATGTAATGGAAAAGGAGAAAAACCAATACTTGGTTGGCCATCTTTTCCACGAACTACTGTAATGCCAACAGGATTTTCAAGTACAAATTCTGTTTCAGATTCAGATTCGATCTCACCTAAAACATCTTCACCTGTAATCAATTTAAATGCTAAAATTTTCATAGTAACTCCAATAGAAAGTAGATAGATAAATAAACTGTCGTTAGACAATTATATTATTGTGTGCTTGATTATATATCATTAATTAACGGAAGTCAATACTAAAATGATAAATTATCAAGCTTTAAGAACTATGTACCAACAATGGTGTGATGGAAATCCTAACTATGCCGTGAGGTGGGTAATATTTGCCAGAATGGCATCTAAAGACCAAGGAGTTGGATTTGAAACCATGAAACAAGAATTAAAAAAATGTAAATGGTTTAGTTATAGGTAGTAAGGTTTCTAACTTTTAGTAACTGTTCTTCACGCCACTTGTTTTCATTTTCAATTCTCTTAAACTCATCATCTTCATTCTTCGCATCCTGAATTTCACCAATGCCAGGAATTGTATAAATTTCAATTGGTGGAACTCCACCTTTTACTTTCGGCTGTGTCATATTATCTCCTTAGTGGTTGCGGGGGCTGGACTCGAACCAACAAAACCCGGATTATGGGTCCGGTGCAATACCTTTATGCGACCCCGCTATAATATTATATAGTCATTATTGAGAATACTGTTATGTGTTTAAGTGCCGTGTCGTAAATTAGACGTTTAAGGTCATTCTTTCGAACTTTACCACCGACTCTCCTGATGTTGGCGTTACGAATCCTCTCAGCATAAGATTCTACCTCGATTAGTGGGTTGCGTTAATCAGGATGGGTATGTTCCCTAACAGTTGGGATTGCTTACTCTTTCGCTCACATTCTCAATAATGACTATGGAGCGGGATATCAGAATCGAACTGATGACGAAAGGTTGGAAACCTTTAGTTTTACCATTAAACTAATCCCGCATAAATCTGGAGCGGTGGCCTAGATTCGCACTAGGTGAGTAGATTGGACACCTACTCTGGTTCTATACCCCAAC